GTAAAGTTCTTCCCATTTGATGATAAGTTTGGTAATTTCGGATCTCCATATTGGATCCAAAGGATGTAACGCAAAAGGCGTTTATAAGCTGCTAAAAAAAACAGAGTATGACCGGCTGATTCTCGTTGGCGACATTATAGATGGATGGCTTTTTAAAAAGTATAAAAAGTTCTCAGATCAGCACACCAAGATTATCCGACTACTACTTAAGATATCCAAAGAAAAAGAGGTGATCTGGATCAGTGGTAATCATGACGAATTTCTTCGCAAGTATAGTCCAATTCAAATTGGTAACATTAAAATAGTTGACGAATTCCAAGAAGGAAATGTCTGGTTCAGCCACGGCGATCTGTACGATGGTGTTGTTAAACTTAGGTGGCTAGGTATTCTAGGTTCTATTGGATATGACCTTGCAATTATAATAGATCGAGCTCTGAAGAAGATTGGGGCAAAGAAGAGTCTTTCTAAATATCTAAAGGATAACGTAAAAGCCGCGGTTAGTTTTGTGACTGATTTTGAAAATGAGATGATCAGGCAGGCAAAAAAGAGATCGTGCTCGACAGTCATCTGTGGTCACATTCATAAGCCAGCAGACAAATTAATTGATGGCGTAAGATATCTTAATTGCGGTGATTGGGTGGAGAACAGGTCATATATACTTTATGCCTCTGATTCAGAATTCTCAGATCAAAAAATATCAATTCATGAGGGATGATTTAACCATAGTCATTCCCTGTAAAAACGAGGAGAAATATATCGGTCAAACCATCATGTCGATATATTACCAGAGGGGGATCAGAAAAACCCGTATCGTGGTTGCAGATGGTGGTTCGACTGACGGAACACTCAAGATCTTACGTGATCTGAAAAAAAATTACGATCTGAATATTTCCATCGTCAAGGGAGGAAGCGTATCAATGGGAAGAAACTCGGGGGCATCCCATGCAAAAACCCCATACATACTTTTTCTTGACGCTGATACTACCTTCACGAGAAGAACAGCAATATTGGAATCACTCCAAGAAATGAAGTCTAGAGATCTAGATCTTCTTTCTTCAACTCCTAAGTACAAAGGAGATTTTGATCCTGCAGCATATTTGCTTTTCAGGATAAACAAAATTACTACGATCCTTTTGTCGAAAATAGATCCTTTTGCTGTCGGATGTTTTACGATGGTTAGAAAGGATACTTTTGAAAAGATTGGAGGGTATGACGAGACTTACATGCACACCGAAGATTGGATGTTCAGCAGGAAAATTAATCCTAGCAGATTTGGTTTGATCCCGGATCTTATTACTCAAGACAATAGGAGGTTCAAAAGATTCGGATACCTCAACATGATTAAATTAATCCTGGTCAATTATATCAATAGAAACGATCCTGAACATTTCAGAAAAGACCAGGCATACTGGAAATAGAGCTTTGCCGTAATATTTCCAAAAACCTTTATTTTTCAAGGGTAAGGAGAATATATAGCACGTGTCTTCTTAAAGGAAGACGCTCTTACTAGGATGGGAAAAATTATCAATTACGGGACTTCTGTATTGTTCTTCTCTTTTAGAGATTCGGAGACTGTGTCTCCATGCAATAAAAAATTTAGAGCGTGAGGTTTCTCATTCTTTTACTATTAACTCCAACCGTATTATTCTCTCAGCCAAAAATAGATCAGGCTGGTGATAATTGGTCCGGAAGGGTAGAAGAAGCCATCAGGCTGGTTCAGTCGGTGGACCCAGTAAGTTATAAAACTATTATCAGCCATTGCGATCGAGTTTCCTTTTGGATGGGGGGATTCTCGTCGAATACCATCATGGAGAATCAGGAAAGGGTGATTCTCATTGCGACCGAAGATATGAAAATAGGCTCAGTTAATAATATAGCTGCAGCTCTGGTTCATGAATCGGTTCATCTATGGGTATTGGATTATCAGGTTGGTATAGATCCGGACTCCGAGGAATTACTTTGTTATACCCTGGAGTTAGAATTTTTAAAAAAAGTGCCTAATGTAGAACCTTTTTTGTTAACTCATGCACAATCACAATTAAACAAATACAAAAATAAAATAACGCACAAATGAAAAAAATTCTATCTCTTCTTTTCAGTTTAATGGTTTTGGGCTTAGCCACAGCTCAAAGCGCATCAACCTCGCCCGGAAACGGACACTGGGTTGTAATTGATTCTGGGTACCAAGCAGGTACTTCGCAATCAGAAAAAACAATTGCTCCGTTGTATTTCTACAATACTAACACGAGCGAAAAAATTACCGGTCTCCAATTCAGAGTTCATTACGACAAGGGGGCTTTTAAATCAGTAGTACCTTCTTTGAAGATTTCTTCAACTGACCAATATCTTCAGTACGTTGATGACAATTCAAATGGATATTTGACAGTAACTGTTACGTATACAGGTTCTTCTTCATCTTTCAGTTATTCAAATGGTGCAACTTTCGATTTGACTTTTTCACACGTTGCAGAAAACACCTGGAACAATTTGGATAGCATCAAAAGCATGAAAATCTCAGGTGTTGGCTCATTCCCAAATCTTGCATCAACAACTTTCGGTAACGATACCACATTGGTAGTTTATTCATACGGTGGTCGTTTCAATCAACAAGTTTTGAGATTTGCTGCTAAATTCAAAAATACAACAGGTTCTAATTCTAAGAATCTTTGGGCTTCTCTAGAAAAGAGAGCAAAAGGATCTTCAACTTGGAATCATGTAGAAGCAAAGAAAACCAATGATTCTGGTGTGGTAATCTTCAGAAGATTTATCGACACAACCTATTGGGATGTAAGAATGGTTGTAAAAGGCGACACGATGGATGTCGGAAAGGTTTACTCTACAGCTGATGCTCAGAAAATGAATCAGGCAGTGTTGGGTCAATACTCTCCTAAAGGATTTGATTACTATTCTTTCGACGTAAACGGTGCGGATGGTAATATCACTATCTCTGACGTATATTCAGTTTATGCTAGATTGGCAGGTAGATTCAGCGCTTGGCCTAATTCAGGAAAAGACGTTCTCTTCTTTAGTGTTGCTGAGTATAATTCTATCAACGGATCATCTAGTAATCTCACATCTACTTACGCAGGTGTAACCAATTTCACATATAGCATCGATGGTAAGGATTCAATCACTTACTACGTAAATGTAAGAGGAGATGCTAATAATACAGGATTCAAAATGGCACGTTTGACTCCGATTAAAATTATCAATCCGGTTAACGCTAAAAACTACATCATCGATCAAACAGTTAAGTATGACGATGTGGTAGAATCGGTTGAAATCAATATGCCTAAGGTAAAAGTTGATGAAGGCAACCTCGTTAACATCCCTGTTAAGGTATTGACCAATTCTCACAAATTGAGCGCGTTACAGCTCGACCTCCGTTACGATACAGCATATTTAGAATTCAAGAAGGTTGAGAACACAGAAAAAGTAATGAAGTGGACTTCATACTTCAATGCTTCTAATGGGGTTATCTCATGGGGTGCTGCAGATTTGACCAATTCGAATTACTTGAATGACGGAGAACAAGCTTTCACTGTTCAGTTCGTTGCTAAAAGACCTCAAGATCAATGGGCTACAGCAGCTCTTTGGACAGGACCAAAATTCGTTGGTGACGAAAACGCAGATGATATGAACGTTACTCCTGCGATGGGTATCATCGAGGTTAGAAGAATTAAAAAGGCAAATGTTTCAATCGACGATTTAGAATCAATCCTGGTTTTTCCAAATCCTACAGAGAAGGAAATCCAAATCGAATTTAATGTAATCGAGGAAGGAGACGTGAATGTTGGCATGACAGATTTGATTGGTAGAAGAGTAATGAATATCATCGACGAAAAAATGCCTGCAGGCGAATATAAATACATGGCGGACGTTTCTAAATTGGACAATGGATTATACCTTTTGTCAATCAGAACTTCTACGTATAACACATCAAAAAAAATAATTATCAATAAATGAACTTAAAAAAAGTTATGGGTCTTCACCCCGCGGAATTCGTAAAAGTAGACGATAAGAATCGCTTCTACTACATGCTTCAGCAGATGCAAGCTAACAGATGGAAAATTACTCTTATAGTTTTGTTCCTATTCTTTTTCATTATCTTTGGCATCAACATGGCAGTTATGTTCAAAATTGAAATTGCAGAAAACTGGAAAGAAATGCTTCTTATCCTCTTCGGTGCTTTCGTAGGGAACTTAAACAAAGTTGTTGATTACTGGTTCAACTCAGAAGACAGAGATAAGATGCTTATTAGCCAAGTTTATATGGAAAACGACTCTCCAGAAGAGATAGCTGCAAAAAGAGGATCTCAGGATATTTAATAATAATTTTCAAATATATAAAATTTGATTATATTTAGTTATAGATCTTATGGCATATATTTATAGACATATAAGGCTGGATAAAAATATTCCTTTTTATATAGGGATAGGGAAGGACGATAAAAACGGTTCCTTCCCCCGGGCTTATAGTTCTAAAAGAAAAAATTCTCATTGGCATTATATCATCAGCAAAACTGATTACAAGGTAGAAATAATGATTGACGACATCTCTTGGGAAACAGCAAAAGAAAAAGAGAAAGAATTCATAGCTCTATATGGAAGGTCTGATAAAAAGAATGGCATTCTTTGCAATCAAACAGATGGCGGTGACGGATGGGCTGGTCATGTGATGAAAGAGGAAGCAAAGGAAAAGATTAGAGATTTTCAGCTGTCACTTAATAAAAAAGGTAAACCAGGTAGAAAATGGACTAAAGAATCGAAAGAAAAATTATCCAGAACTATCTCTGGGTTTAAGCATTCCGAAGAATCGAAATCTAAAATGAGAAAACCAAAACCCGTAGGATTTGGAGAAAAGATTGCTGAAATTAAGAAAGGAAAACCTGGTAAAAAAGCCAAACGCATTTTTTGTTCTTATTGTCAATCGGATGTTGCTGTAAATATTTTCGCTAGATTTCACGGGGATAGCTGTAAACTAAAGCCGGGTAACGAATCGATCTACAGGGGTCCAGAAAAAATTCAATGTCCGCATTGCTTATCTTTAGGTAATCCTGGACCGATGAAGCAATGGCATTTTGATAGATGCAGGATAAAATCTATTACAGAATCAGTAAGGAAATAAAAAAAATTATAATATCATGTCAGAAGAAAACGAAAACTCACAAGAAGGATGGTCAGGCATTAAGAAAGCCATCATCGGAGCAATCACCACTGCATTAACTGCTGGTGGTGCTT